ACTTATATCTATACGTAAACCCAGAAAAGGTTCAGTCCATAGAGATAAGCGGAATAAACGCTACAGAGTTTATCGATGGTAAAGACCTCGGGCTCATAGGATTTAATAATCTCACGTCATTAGTTTTAAAAAGCACATCAATTAAAATACTTCCTGTATGGCTTAAAACTTTGAGCAGTAAACTGCAAGTGCTGGATGTTCTTGATGACGGAGATACGTACAGAAATGGATTAATGGGGTACTTCGATTACAGACGCTCCGCAGAAACTCCAACTTCTGCTACTCCAATGTACACTGCTGTTAGCTACTTAACAATTCCTAAGAAAGGCGCGATTATAAACGAGAACGCGAATGGTTGGAACGATACTAAATTTGAGAACTACATAAAATCCCAGGTTGCTACGAATGCAGATGTGACTTATCCGGCACCGACCGGTAGAACTCCCACAACGGATTTTAGGCAATTTGCTGCTCTACGTAAACTGCGTATAGGAGATAGGTTTTTAGGGCTTAACCCACGCCTAGATGATGTGTTTCCACAACTAAGATACTTAGAGTGGAGAGGTTTTCCTCGTGGGGGAGCAGTAGTGCCTATTACAGGCACTCCGCCTAAGATAAATAATCATGGGGAGGTTATAGATTGCTACCTTATTCCTCTTTCTGGGGCGGTAGGTAATATCGTAGATATAGGAACATCTACTACAATCACGGCAAATACAGTAAATGGCGCGACTCATATCTCTAAGTATAAAATTGACGCTATTGATTTAAGTGGATATGAGCTTAGAAGGTCCGCGATATCCGGTGGCATCGCTACTGCAAGCTTCAGTGAATGGACAACATGGTTTGATCAGACAAAGTCTATCGATCTTTTATTTAGTGACGTTTCTATCGGGCTACAGCCAACAGGGTATGTATGGGCAGAGCTTCAGAGCCTAAATACGGCATTTTCTGGAGGAGTTGCTTTTACGGCGGCTACTGGCCAAGCTTCCCCACCTCTCAAAACTCCTAAGTTGAGAAGTTTAAACGTGTACGGTAGCCCATCAACAGGGCCTATTCCTTCTCTGGGGGGTGACGCAACTCAGCATACTTCGGTTCTTACTGCGGTAGAGTTTGGTGGTAATAACTCTATGAGTACCGTTTCAGAAGGCGGGTACGCTTACCTTCTTCCTAATAACTTCGCCCCAGACCGCCCCTCTTCGCCGCATAAATTAGTCTCTTTCGGTATGAACGATACTGCAAGAGTTGGTAGGATGAGAGAGAATGACTTCCAGTACTTGTATGATCTGAGCGCAATTAGCTTAGTTAGATCATCTGGAGTTTGGGGAAAGTTTCCTATTTTCCCACAGAAGAAAGATCCAGAGAAGGAGGAAGCTAAGCGGATAAGTATAAGCATAGAGGAGGGATGTAGGTTCTATGATTTGAGTAATCTCAACATAACTGCTTCTAATAGATATACAGCAAGAGACTTGGTAAGCTTGGCAGCAGGGGGGCAAAATAGTGCCAATGGGGGGTGTAAGCTTCCCTCCCTAGAGGGCTTAGGTGGCTCTAGTCCCTCCAAAATCCAATACCTTGATTTGGGAAGTTGCTTAACTTCAACATACCCCACTAACTGGACGGGTACTAATGCAATCCCTGGAGGCTATATTTTTGACGGTGATCTTCCCTCATCCCTATCTTCTATAACCCCAGGAAGAGTTTTAAATACAGATGATAGCATCTACTTTATGACAGGAGCTAGCGATTTTAATAGAAAAGTTCTTGTAAATGACTCTGTGCGCTCTACGGCCACAGGGGCAGAACTGGCTAGGGTGGTTAGTGTTGAAGCTAGCATAATTTACCTAGATAGGGATATTTCGGGTTCTTCGCCAGCAACCTACGTCTTCACCAGAAATACTCAGCCAATTATCAACTGGTTCCAGAACGGGTTCGGTGACCTCACCACATTAAGAATGGGAAACTGCAGACTAAGTGGATCTATTGATATTAGAGCAGGGTTCTCTAAAGTTGTTGATGGAGCTTACGCGTGTGTTATTTTGTCTCAAAATTGCCTGACTGGGTACACAGCAGGATTCGACAAAATTTTCTCCGGTAATAATAGGAAAATTACACTTGATCTATCGAGTAATAACTTCTCGGCGGAAACTGTTAGAAGAATGCTTTCTGACCTTCTTAATATCGAGGCGGAAAGAAAGTTCACCAACATAACTATCAGACTAAATACTACAAAGTTATCTTCTACCGCTCGGAGTTACGTAGAGTACACCCAAGAGGAACTGTTTCCCACTACAATTCAAGCAGCGGCGAATCAAACCGTGTCATTAACACGCATTGAAACAGTAAAAGTGTATAGAACAGTTACAACTTTTAACCAGCTGGGCGTCCCAAATCCACCAACTAAAATCCTAGTAGGAACCAAGAATATCACCGTGCCAGGTGCCCTTATCTCCTCAGAATACTTTAAAACGCAGACGAGCACTAGGCAACAAATTATCGAAAACGAGCTGGGAGTTAAGTTAAAGAAAACGGGGGTCTGGAGCATAAACCTTGGCTTTACGTACCGATCACCTAGCACTTCACCAACAGTTACAGGTACTACATACTCCAATTCAACAACACGGGAAGCTTCACTGCTAGAGTTAGGATATAGTTTATCCGATCTCGCCTGATTAAAGTTTATTTAGAATAGAAAAAAAGTACTATGGCCGGACTTTATAACAAAAAAAACCTAGGAGAGGTTCAATTAAACCTAAAAGATGCAGTTCAAAAGCTGTATAACCCAGGGATTGAAAAAGATCTCAGGTTATTTGCCTTCTCTAATTCTTTATATTCTGAAATTAGTTCGGCGGTGGTGCAGGCCGACGCTACGGAAGTTCTTAAGGAGATATATGGGTTGATAAATGTGCCGTTTACAAAGGAAAACGGAGTAGTTGTCAACCGCACCAAGTTTGTAACTAATAAACTCACGTACTCGAGTAACAATAAAGTGTTTTTTAACACCATATCCAGCTCTGGACTTACTTTTGACAAAAGAACGGATTTTACCGAAGGGGCCCCTGTGGTTGTCTCAAGAAACGGATCTTTGGTCAATGCGGAGGTTATAGGAGCTGGGTCTCAGTACGAGATTATTACTCCACAAGATGCGGTTCTTACAGGAGCATCCAACGCAATCCGGGTGAATGTTAGAGGAAAAGAGTCCGGAGCCGAAAATGCAATCGCTGAGATTACAATCCTAGCTAATGGAACAGTATCAACCTTAACCCCACCGTCTATAATATTCGGGGGGTCTGGGTATCTTGAAGAAGAAGAACTGGCGATAATTACGCAGTGTAGGGTTAATAGATTCGGTCAGCAGGAAACCCCAGCGCTTCAAAAGTGCAAAAACTACCCAAGCACAGAAAACAGACTATTTCACAAATCTTTCAAGTACACAGTTCCTCAGCCAGGGCAAAATATCAATTATAATACAGCTACTCTGGGGTACGAGGCTGTGCTAGCTCAAAGTAAGTACCTGTACAAAACTGCGGACTGCGACGAGGGTGGGTTTTTTCTTTTTGATGAGAGAACTGCTAAGTGGTTGTATCTTGGAGATTTTTACAATAATATATTTGTGGTACAAAGTAGTGTGTCTCCATTGATAACAATAAGAAGATACGATACTATTACATCACTAAATCTATTAAACTTGGAATCGCTTAATGCTACATCTTATCTCTTTGACTACTATAGGGGGTTTAGTGTTGGGGAGGGGTTGGGTGCACAGATAAGATCACTGAGCCAGTCTGTAGAAACCGTAAAAGGTTCTTTTAAAGACTTGTTGCAAAATAACAAACGTCAAAGGCGTGTAACAGACGAGAAAAATACGCTAGGAACCTCATATAATATTTTCGATGGAAGAAACTTTAACAGCAGTTTTAGGCTCATAATGAGAGACCCTGACGGTGTTATAGATAAAGATCAAGTTGCATTTACTGACATAAGATCTTTAGAACAACCTGATCAGGTAGAGTTAACAATACCAAGTCTTAACGCTTCTTACCACATCCCTGGAATGTACATAAATGTCGGAGGTGTTTATAAAAGAGCCTTTAGCACCGACGACAAACCGTTCTTAAGCTCCAGGGGAAACAACTTCATAAGCCCGTTAATAGACAAGCTTACCAACACAGCAGATCCCTACACCACAGGAGGTTTTGTTTCTAGGACCTCATCTGGAGAAAATAAGTACTCCATCTCAACCGCTTATTTAAGGCCCGGTGGTGAGGTAGTTGTTGGATTCGATACTAACATCGGTTCTTTAGTACAAAATCTGTCTTCCGTGGCAGGGAATGGGGGGTTTGTATATCGTAGAGTACTTATTACCCCAGATATTAACACATCTCAGAATGTAAAAGGTTGGCCGTTACTTGATTATGTTCATCTCGGCATTGTCCGCTCACCGGTGATATTAGCCTATTCCGGGTAATAGGCTGGAGGAGGGAGTGGTTGGCACGCTCCTTGCATTTACGAAGAGATAATAAGCGTCCTTTACCTTTTCTTGATTTCCTATATGTTCGTACACGTCCTCATCAAATGAACTCCCGTCGGTCTTGAAAATAGGCAATTCGACTTTGATTCTGTGCGTGTAGTCAGAGTCAACCAAAGTTTTAGAGGAGGTGGTGATAATACTTCCCGGACTATCCGTAACCGAGTAGGAGAACTCTATCTTCTCCGCAATATTTAACCTATTACCACCTATATCCGACCGTGTATGATCTCCCCAAATAACATCATAGTTTCCCACTGGGGACGTTGTTGTATTATAAAGGTTGGAGTCGGTGCGTGCAATGTCTTTTAGTAAGACATCAGAGATCGAGTAGGGTGGATAACAAATTCCGTTTGTGTACAAGGATGGGTTGTCATAGCCAAACGGAGTTACTCTCTCAGAAGGCACCTTAGGTACTTCGCTGAGCGAGGAAACAAAACTGAATGTTAATCTAAACCCGGCCCCGAGATTAGTGGCTGCTTGGGTCCCGGAGGGTGCACTAAATACCATTCCTGAGATAACACCTACGCCTGGGTATGTTACAGTCACGGTTATTTGCCCGGTCCCGCTCACAACGACCTGGAACTGTGGAGAAGTAGCAGGGGCCCCGGCGCCTCCAGAAACGTAAGTGCCAGTAAAAGTACTAGTTGTGCTATTTACTATTGATGTTGTACCGGACGTATTGTATACATATGTTATTTTTAGAACGTCTGAAAAACTAATAGATTCTCCTGTGTCTACGTTGGCAAATTGGAAGGCAATTTCCGACTCTGGGAAATATTTTACGTACTTACCGTCAAGTGAATCTGCTCCTGTTTGAGCCGGGGTGAAAGTTGTGTTAAATGCCAACAACCATATCTCATTAGTGCCTAAGGGGGAGTCATTATTTACCCCAAATAAGTCAGTAGAGGTGTTGTATTTAATTCTTTCTACACTAAAAACCAGTGGGGCTACGAATCCTTGGACACCGGTAGTAAATCCTAGGTTAGTAGCACTTGCCACGGCGTTTATAATGAGAGGTTTTGCCCAGTCGCTCTCACTTGAGAAAGCGGGAAAGCCGTACAAGGTGGGATCGTCCGATGCCGTAATAGAGGTAAAACTCGAGTACAGATAGAATCTGGATGTGAGAAGATTCCAGTTCATAAGAACTACTCTAGAGGATATCTTTGTCCCTGCTATAGTCTTATTGTTAGGCGAACCCCCCAGATCATTTGCGCCCAATGCATCCGTTGAGTCAAACTGCGCGTTGTTTATTGGAATCCCAGTAAACTTAACTATACCGCCCTCTCCCAGAAGGTTGGGGTTGAGTCTCATACCAATATAGTTAGAGGAGTCTTCAGTCCCAGTGTACTTAGACTCTCCTAGAATCAGGTTGGCTCTAGTTGTGTATGTTCCTGCCCCGTCTCCGTACTTTCCAGCCCCTTCCGCCAGGGATTTTAGTGTGCCTTTAAAGGTATTATTTACAAACCCATCAAGAGGATCATTATTTTTTGCTATCGATTGGTCGAATAAGTACCTATTACCCTGGCTAACTTTCCACCACTGTGGACGCAGATCAAACTCTTTTTTGTAAATGCTAGGCTCAAAAACTCCAGATGTTAGGTCGGAATAGCCATTGTACTCATCTTTGGGAGAGACTATCTTAGAGCTCCACAGCTCAGATCTGGAGTAGTTGCCATTATTAGGATTTATTCGAAGCACGTAATTGCCCGCTCCTTGTGTCGGTATTGCGGTAGCAGTGATAACGCTCCCAGTAGCGGATAAAGTAAGGGCTTGTGGAGTTGCTAGCGGGGTGATAAAAGATATGGTTTCCTGTATAACACTACCGTCGGGATTTACCCCAGTCACCCTCGTAATTGACTGCTGAAAAGAAACTACGGAGTAAGTACATGAGGAGGTAGTGTCTGTAAGTATTGCTAGCAAGTCCACGCTGGAGTCAGTGGCGGGAGTTACAATTCCGCCACTCGATATAGCTACGGCCACGTCTCCGGAGTAAAAAGCGTCTGTGGTGTTAGGCGCCGTGGTGGAAGTTCCAACTTTAATAAATAGATCTTGCTCTGGCGGAATCACAAGCCCCTCATCTGCTTTGTCTGGGCCACCATTCCACATTCTTATAGAGATAGGCACATACCTATACCCAGTAGTCCCCAACAAATCGGTTTTATGAACAAACTTACTCGGTAGATTATCCAGATTAAAGCTGGATTTAGAAATATATCTATCTCCCTCGGCAATAAACTTAGCGCTACCCACTCGGTCAAAAGAGTTAAATACCTCAGTCCACTGCGGAACGGTATTTGTTCCCGCGTTCACTACATCTATTTTTATAGCTGTGTTAGTCTTTATCTCAAAAACAAACTTAGAATCTATGCCATTATCATACAGTGTTAAATACCCATCCCATCTAACCCCCCAATTACTCTGATTGTCTATTAGTACCCTGGGTGGGGTAGAAAATCTCATATTAGAATCTTTGACTATATTCTTTTTTGCATACACTTCTCTATCAGCAGGGACAACCCGCGTTTCTACGTAAGTTCCGGTACTAAAATACTCTTTTTCCGAGTAGAGTTTAAATGATCCTTCTTTAAACGTAAGAACGCTCTGTGCTGTAAGCGGATTTGTATCATCCGCGCTGTACGCAATAGCATTACCAGAAGCCCCCGGAGATTCTAAAAACCATTTTGGTGGATTTAGCGCAGAGTACTCTCTTGAGAACGTAAATACAGTTTGCGCAAAGTTTGTTGCCCCAACTATGTTCTTAAGTGCATTCAATTTTGCTAGGGAATTACTATCCGCAGTTTGAAACTGCCTAGCATATACTACTTGACCACCTACGACGGAAGAACCAGTTACTATACCTCTAATAGCTATTCCCGTTCCCACAAGGGATACTCTTTGCCCCGTAGAGATGTTAGTATAAGACTTTAATGTCCACACTAGGGTATTAGGGGTGGCAATCTGGCTATTATATGAGCTTAACTGGGCCGCGTTAACAACAATATCCGCGGAATTAATAACCACGATGCCGGTAGTTTGATTAAAAGAGTTAAATTTTAATGTTCCAAACTCCTGATCTATACCCGGTCTAGTACCGTAAAAAATAGCAGTGGGGCCCGCGTGAATTCCATCGAAGCTTCCCTTCCCCGTAAACGAGTCGATCTGATTAATACGATCCTCCACCCTAACCCGCGGAGTTGTAGACACAGTGGCTCCGGCCACTCCTCCAGAAATACTAACGTCCTTGAGCGGAGTTAAGAAATCTGGTGTGATTTCATTATTAACAAACTCGCGTGTAATTTCAAAATCCTCAGCCTTATAAGTCCCGTAGATTCGGATCTCGCCCGCGTCTTCAATTTTAGTAATGTACTCTAGAACATTTGTTAAGGCCTCTCCTGGATTCTCTATGTCGCTTAAAGCATTGCTTCTAAGTAGTCCGACATAGTTAGTATCGTTGAGTTTCCTACCGGCCCTACGTAAAAGGTAAGATTGCAGAGCCGGATAGTCATTCGAGATATTTAGATCCTGAGAGACCTTTTTATCTATTCTAGTTGCCATAACGGGGCATTACATTGTATCTATACAGATACCTTAAACCTTCCTTAGAGCTATTTAGGAGAGTAAAGATCGGCATAGGCCCTAATCACTGACTGAACAAATTCTGATCTTGCAATATCATCGAACCCGAACTCCACATGGCCGACATTAGGAAGAGGCCCAAGCCTCCTAATCGCATCAGATAGCCCATCGCCCCCGAACCTAAACGCCAGGTCTCTTTGCACCACGTCTCCCAACACTGCTATAGTCGACCCGTCTCCAAGCCGAGTGAGAATTGTCATAAGAGAGTGGGTGGTGGCATTTTGCATCTCGTCAGCGATTACAGCACAGCGGTGTAACGATCGGCCTCTAAGGTGCTCGATGGGCATAAACTCAATATGTTTCTTTGAAAGAAGGTACTCAGCCTTACCTTTTGGCATAAATACCTCCAGGGCGTCGCGTACGGGGCTAACATGCGGAGCGATCTTTTCATCGAGGTTACCGGGCAGAAAGCCTAGCCCTTGCTCTCCAGGCACGCTCACCACCGGCTTAACGTAATAGATCTTATCAATGTCTCTCTTATGAAGTTTTTCACAGGCAATATATACCGCCAGAAGGGTTTTGGCTGTGCCTGGTGGCCCTGAGAGTAAAGTAAGAGTTTGTGTACGGAGGTATCGCATCGCATCGACTTGGTTGGGATTGCGAGGGACGATGGGCCTGTGCTCATCAAACTTAGCTAAAGGTGCTGATTGTTCCAAGGTTAAGTGCTCATCGGGTTGCTGGTGTTGCTTGCGAGACTTTCTAGCCATGGGAGATTTACAGTTTTATCTTTTAGATACGAAAAAAGACCCGGAAGTGCTAAGGCTCCTCGGGTCTTAAAGTGGTAAGGCGCGATGCCGGATAGGGACATGCGATGATATTTTCGTATCCTGATGTTCTTTAAACCACTCTGATTTTTAATGCAGAGCCGGTACGATATATTCCTCCCACTGCTACTGGGGGAGTGGCTGCGCTCGCGGCTGCATCGTCAGCAAAATTCCTCACTCCAGTAAAACTAATTCTGGAGAAAGGCACAGAGGCCCGATCACCAAACCTCCTTGTAACCCCACCTCCATCGACATAATACAGTTCATCGAGCACCTCGTTGAGAAAAACTTCCCCTCTATATGCAAAAGCTGGATCGTTTGTATGAGCTGTGGTTAGGTAGGCGAGGTCATGTGTAGAGTCAGCTGTGAACCTGACTCCCCAACGATGGTAAGGAGGCGTGGGAGTTGAGGGCATAGTCCTGCTCTAGTTGCAATCAATTTCTATACGACTTTAAACTCTATAGTTATTTATTTATTCCGTTAGTTAAAAGTAACAGTAGAATAGTTACTGTTCACTGTTACTGCTGCTCCGCCCGCGCGCTCGCGCGCTCGCGGAGTTGACACCGAGCAGTTTCTGTGGTAGAATAGCAGTATTACAATGCCCTCTCCATATGCCTTGTTCTCCTAAAGCGGTTGTTTTGCTGGGAGCCGACCGAGTAGGAAAGTCTACTCTAGCCAAAAACACTGCATACTCTCTTACCCAAAATAACTTCACCGCCACCCTTCTTCACTTTTCTGGCCCCAAGCCCCACCACTCCTCCCCTATCGAGCAGTATATAGAGCCTTTTGACGAGGCTCTAGAAACCCACCCTGAGTTTATTATCTGCGACAGAGGATTTTCTGAAGTTTGTTTTTATGAGAAGTTTCGGCGGCAAGTAGATTTAAGTGAGGAGTGGGCCAATGCTGCAGAATCTTATTTTTTAAAAAAAACCACTGTATCTCTGTTTCTCATTGAGAGGGAGTGGGAGCTGTGCAAAGACCACCATACTGAAGAAATTGTCTTACTCAACCCGGATTCCTCCGCGTGGTGGATTAGGAATCAACTTCTTGCAAGAGAAGCAGAGCATCACGCCTACTACACTTACATGCATAACTACCTTAAAACCCGCTCACTCGTACCATACACCAAACTCCTCAATCTTCCAGTAGACTTTGCCCTACTCGATTTAATTCCTGGTGTTTAAAGATAATCAAAGAGTTTTTAGAAGTATTACTTCATCATGGCAAGCATCCTTAACCTAGGCCTTCACCGCACTCTCGGTATCCAGTTTGAATATAAAATTAAACTTCAAGAGTTTCTAAACGAGGCCTATACTGACAGCCTTATCTCTGGCTATAGTGTAGCTCCTAACACCTCGGCAAATCGCATTGCTCTTTACGATAGTTTTGTAAAAGCCGGCCCAACTATGGGCTTTGAGGCTAAGAAAGCCGCCTATGGCCTTCTAGAGTATATTTGTGAAGCGCTTAATGCAAACGCGGATGTCCCCGCAGCGGACAAAACTGCGATAAATAATCTGCTTGTTAACGTCACTAGGTACACAGGCCTAACCGGCGAAGAAGACTTTCACTTCATGGTTGCTACTTTCAACCTCGCTGAAGTAATCTCTGCAATTACCGCCGAAGTAGTTCCTGCTCCACAATCCCCAGTAGGTGGCCTGGTTACTCTAACCCTGCAACGTCAAGGCAGCGGTTACACAACCAATGGCACTACGACTTCTGGCACAGTATCCATAAAAATTGAATCTACAGAAACAACTAATCCCTCGGGTTATGCGTTTGGAGTGGCAACGGCTACTCTAACAACCGGCAAGATTACAGCGGTGGGAGCAATTACAACTGCCGGAGTAGGGTTTAAAGTTGGGCAGATTGTTGCGCTTAACGTAAATACAGCGGCGAGTGCCGGAGCTACACAAAAAACCGCCGCATTGGCCCAAGTCGTAACAGTTTCCTGAGAAAGGTAAGATGTGTCGAGTCTTTATCGCTGTAAAGCGCGCGTAGGTTATCGCCCAGTAAAGTCTCAAAAGCTCATAGTTTTTGAACAGAGACAGATACAGGAGTTGTCGATAAAGTTAAAATGGCAACCTAATCAGGGCTCTGCTAATGCGGGTAAATCCACTCAAGCCACGGCTTTTACGGCAGGTTTGGACCAATCAACCTGCTCGGTTACAATCTCTGATCCTTATCTAACTGGGTTGGCATGGCCCGCACTTTTTGACGCAGCAGCACTCTATACTCAGTCAAATATCTCTGATGCTAATAACATCCTTCTTCCTTCTTGCGAAAAAGGCCAAGATCCTATAGTTGATAAGTGTGCTAAATACGTTGATGCTGAGGTGGATAGTACGGTAGATCAGGGTGGCATATACCCCTTCCTCCTACTCTCGCTGTGGTACGATGTCAAAGGAGCTTCATTTGGCACCGACTTCTACTTCAGAGTAAACGGATTCTCTGTATCTCACGGATCAAGATATCCTTCGGTAACTATACGAGGAGTGGGAGCCCGCTCGGTAATATTTAACCAGTCCTTAATCAATATGTCCTTAGAGGAAGGAGAGGATATTGACAAAGCGCTCAAAAACCTGGTTGAGAAGATGGGGTATAACGCCTCTTTCTGCTCTAATACAAATTCTGACCCTAGCAAAAAGCGTATTCTTCCACGTGCTGTACGATACACTGGAATAACCACGGACGAAGCTATAAAAAAAGTACTGGCTTCTGTAAATGGCAATTCGCTTTCGATGCCCACCCGAGAGTACGCAAATCAAATCTCTCTGTGCTCGAGAGGAGAAGTAGACCAGGGGTGCTCGGTGTTTTACCTCGGTAAGGGGTTGTATGAAGGCTATGAGATTAGCGGCCAGCCAGAGATTACCGCAATAGGTCTAAATTCTGAGCTGGGAGGGGTGGAGAATAATGCCGATCCGTACGTCTCCGAGGCGTTTAAAGCATCGACTTACACTGTTGGGAATGTTGTGCCGATAAAACGTAAAAAAGCGATGGAGAAGGTTAAAAAATTAGAATTTCCCTCTCTGTTTAAGCCGGTGCCGAAGCACATCAAGGGTGCGGCTGGGACTGTGGGTGTGTACGTTTGGCAGGACGTGGGCCCAGTTGTTATCAATGAGGAGGCCTCTAAAGTCTCTAAGAGTGGCCTGAGTCTTTTTGGTGTTGCTCCAAACGGCACTACTGCAATCTCTTTTCTGAGCGGGGTCGTAGATGAAGCCGATGAGAAGCAAGGCCGAGTAAAAATAAAAACAAAATTTTCTTTGCAGATTTGCGAAAAAGAAGGCAGTAAAAAATGCTTCTTTAGGCAGATTTTTCAAGAATCAACTTCGCTATCATCAGTGAAGGTAAAAGCTAAAGACAAAGTGGCTATTAGCCAAGAAATCGGCACTTCTACAGATAAAGATCCTGAGAGTGTGAGATTTTTTATCCTGGGACACGCCGGCGCTCAAACCACTTTAAATCCGAAGCTTGTGTGGGACTGGGCCTTTCCCGAAGAAGACATACCCAAGACTCAAACTCCAGCGATCGTAGGTCCTCAAGCCGATAAAGTAGTCCCACCTGCTCCTAAAAAACAGCTTCAGGACTGGAAACCTACCACCACTGCAAAGCCAAAAAAAGTTTTGCTTATGGCAGGGCATTTTGATGCCCGGAATACCGGCGCGCCTAACGAATGGGAGTTAAATGCAGAGTTGGTGAAATGGGCGCAAAGGAACGCTGGGGGGTATGGAGTCTCGGACTTCATCGAGGTATATTTTCCTCCTGGGGAGGTTGCTGCCTCGAGCGCTCAGAGCCAGTACAGCAAAACCGCTGCGGCTACAGCAGCAGGCAATCAAGTAATAGAAATCCACCTGGACGGGGCACAAGGCTCGAGTGGAGTAATACCACCAAGAAAGGGCGGGATTGGGCAAATTAATGGGGCATTAGCATCATCCTACGGGGCTTTTTCCAAAGACCACCGAGATGGCCTAGGAGTTCCCAACCGAGGAGGAACTATTTTGGAGGTAGGGAGGATGGACGGAGCTACTACACAAACATTTCTCCGTGGCTCTTCGGCTCAGAAGGAGGCCCTATACAAACAACTTATGGACCCGGTGATGCGCTCCATTGCCTCCGAAAAAACTAGAGGAGGGGGAGAGAGTGCTGCTGCGGCTAGTGACGCACCTTCAGCCACCTCCGGTGGAAGTAGTGAGGTGGCGGTGGGCCGAATTGGCAATACTGGTAGCTCTAGAGGAGCTCATTTGCATGCTCAATGGGAAGATGGAAGGGCAATAAGTGAGGCCGAAGTACGTAAGTATGTTAAGTTTGGGAGTGCAGTAGTTGTTACCTCTCCGTACAGAAGCAGCGCTCGACCTGATCATAAGGGCATAGATTTAGCTGCTAGTGGAGACTCCACTGGGGTCCCTTTGTCTATCCAAGGAGGAGCGGGGGTTGTAAATGCACAAAGAGGATGTAAGGTCGGGGACAAGGGGTGCGGCGGAGGGTTCGGTAATAATGTGCTAATAAGCACGCCGGAAGGTAACATGATTCTGGCGCACCTACAAGAAGACTCCATCCCACCAAACATCGCGGGCCTCACAACCTCTTCCGGTGGGGGTAAAGTCAAGCCGACTATCCAAGGCTCCCCAGTTGCCCAAGGGCTTAGCATAGAAACCGGGTTTAAGGGCGTGCCTAGAACCCTGCGTATCATCCCCGGCCGCACGGTGATTTCGTTTGTCACTGGGTATGATGAGTGGGTGGATAGTGGAAGGGATGTTGGTATTGATCCTGGGGTTTGGATCACGTCAAGGTTTAAGAATTGGTTTGTGACTGAGTGCGATTATAAATGGAGGGATGGGGACTTACGCCTTGGGGTGACAGGAGTGAGTGCCTGGGGAAATACTTCTATCCAAGTTCCTACATTTGAAAACTATATCAAAGCTCTCAAAAAGAGCGGGGAAATAAAAATTAGCAACTCATACTACGATTATATTAGGTCGTTGGGAGGGTTGAGTTGGAAGATGGATGATGGCAAAGACTCCACCGAAGTGTTATGCCCAGAGGCCCAGGCGCTCAGCTCGAGTCAGTCCGAAGGCCCAGACACCACCTCCCCCACAAACACCCAAGGGAGCTTTCCTTCAGCTAACTGCAAGACGGGCGACGCAACAAAAGATGCGATTATAAATGCTTTTTACTCTGCCGGGTTAAAAACTCCTAACGCTTTTGCTGGGGCACTTGGCAATCTTCAAGAGGAAAGCGGATTTGATCCTAATGTACATAATACTCCAATCCAGGGAGTTACCTGCGTTACAGACTCTGGAGTACCCGAGAAATGCTATGGACTAGTACAGTGGGGAGGCTCACGTAAAACTAAGGCCGTAGCAAAATGTGGACAAACAAGCACTTTGCAATGCCAGCTTGAATTTGTGGTACAAGAAATAAAACAGCGAGGGGGCGGATTGGTAGAGGGTATGAATTCGGCAAAATCGGCATCAGCCGCGGCCGAGATCTGGAGGAATAAATATGAGGTAGCTAGTGGTGGTATAGCCAAAAGGCAACAATTTGCAGAACAAATTGTAAAGCAGATTAAGTGCGCTAAGCCACTATGATTTATAAAGCCCTAGCTGCTGCGGTGATGGGCGCCGTACTATCCTCCTCAAAAAAAGAAGTTTTAGAAATTGCTAAAGGGCAGATTATGCAGGCCCAGATGGAGGGTGTGCGTAAGGCCATGCTCTCCCACGTAGTAGAAAAATACACAGAAGAAGTAGAGTTTAATTATTCTCAATATATCAGGGCATTAGGCCAGGCCTCCGTCTCTGTGGAGTATGTGGGAAAGCCTGGCGCTGCCCTCATCTCCAGAGCAGAATGGGCCGTAGAAGAGTTATCTGGGTGGGTGGAAGCTCAAAACCCTGACGGCGCGGTAATTCAGTTTTTAAAACAGAGATATAATGAAGAAGGAATACGAATAATCTCCGGAAGGTTATATGCCGGACACTACATCAACCGCAAGTCTCAGGGGGTTTATGAGGTGCTCAACCGTATGGGCTACGCTGCTAATGTTGATAAAAGAAAGCCGTGGTTAAGCTCACCCAAAACCTCCGAAGGGATAGAAAGTATGATCGCAGACGCTGCACTTGAGATATTTGAGGTGTTATTTGATGATATAGATTTGAGCTCTGATATCGCCACCCTCAACTTCTCTGGGATGGGAGAGGAGATTGCTGCAAAACAGCTATCTGGTAGTAGCAGCGGGAAAGGATTTGCTTCTAAGCCAAAAGCCCCTAGGAAGAAAAAACGTTAGCCAAAATACTTCGCCCCTTTTTTTAAATTAGCTTCAATGCTGAGGACCTGAAGCTGAGCGTTTATGGCGTGGTAGTCAAACCACCTCTCGGCTAGATCTGTATCTTTAAAATAGCATTTGGTTCCTCGACAATACACATCTATCCTCTCTAAATCTACCTTCTCCTCCCTGCACCACTCTTCGACCAAATTCTTAAATGGATAGCGATGGTCAATATGAAACTCTCCGGCCTCAATAAAACTTCCAGTGTCTGGGCATTGCATCGGCCTCTTCTTCATCTGTCTATTTACACTTATTCTAAACGTCTTAATTTGTGGCTCAATGATTTGCCTCATTGCAACCAACGCATCTTTTCTATTTTGTTTATATTCTGGAACTTCTTTTGCTCTAGGAAAAAGTGCATCAACAACCTTTCCTTTCCCCAGCCAAATCTCCCTCTTTGACCGAGCCGTGATCATTACGATTCCTCTCACGGCCTTTGCCTGAAATTTTTTATTGCGAATCTTATACCTCACTGCCCCCCTATCCTTAATTGCCTTCCAAGTCGGCACAAGGTCAACTACACAATTAACAAACTCTTCATCCTCCCCACGAACAAAATAATTGCACTCCGTCGCAGCAGTTAACTCACTCCACTTTTTTTCGAAGTTGCTTTTATTGTAAATGGTTTCTTTAATGGTAACGGTCCGTCGCATAAGATAAACTCAATTAGTTGTTCGGAATATTTCCTAATGTCTTCTGCGTTACGAAGATGCGGATTTTTACGGAGAAGAGTAGATACACTTCTCTTTTTTACAAGGTGGTCGGTAAGAAACGCTTCGTCATCCGGCTCAAGATCTGTTACTTTAAGCAACATGTCTTTATGCGATGTCATCAGATCCCCGACCGAGATCTCCGCTTCGTAATTAGGTTCGGTTACGTTTGAGTACTCGGTGATTTGCGAAAAGCTCATTGCAAAAGCCTGGCGCACCGCTCTGATTTTCTTAATAGCAACCTGGGTTTTATTTGCTATTTCGTCATCGGTGACATTAGGATCGGCAATGATGTACTTGCGAATCTTCAAATACAAGTCGGAGTAGGAACGAGGAATTTTAACCAGCCTAGAGTTATCTCTGAGATAGTTAAGCATGTGAAACTGTAAACACCTATTCACCCAAGTTGAAAAATTAGCACCTTTTCCTTGGTCCCACGAGTCATAGATGCGCACAATGTACTCTAAAGCCGCGTCTCTAAGCTCTTCGTAAGGCAACCCAGTAAAACTTGAGATTTTTCTCGCAACTTGATTAGCTTTCCACATCTGCGAGACAATTTGCTTATCTCGCTCACTTTCTCTTTTAGACCCACGGCGTGGCGTTGTAATAAGATTAACGTTCATTTAATTAGATTTTTCAATCGAGCTGATGATAAAGTCTTTGAGTTGAGTCTTAGCTAAAATCCCGTCAATGTTCAGCCCTAAAAGCTCGCAGTCTTCGTCAAATACAGCGAAGTTAGGAGTCCCGTCGCATTCAATCTGATCGCAAAACACCCAATCGTCCGAAGTCACGTCCCACTCACCGAAACCTATGGCATAGTGCGGATAGTCTTCTGTAAGTTCGTTAGCTGCTTCGGCCCATACCGGTTTCATTGTGTTGCAAGCAACACACCCAGGCTGGTGAAAAAATACCACCCTGTGTTTAAATTCCTTCTCTGTCATAATTTGTATCCTTGCAAGTAATACACTGGTATTATACCATATAAACAAAGTCTATAGGTACTGTGTTGTTGAGGACGGAGGCTTATGCCTCGCGCCTATCATCCCAATACTGCTCGATATTCTGCGGCTACTACGCTCATAGGATGGATCATACACCAACCTGGGCAATCTTCCTCTATTCCCTCCATGCACTGCTTTTCCTCCCATAATCTCATCTCTGTACACTGTCACTCCGTACACAAACGCATCTATGAAGTCATCGTTTTTAATAAAAGGAAAAGATGTGAGCTCAGCGAGTCTATCCGCTAGGTTTGGTAGGTTTTCGTAAAGGCTCACCAGCCCATCTTCTACGAGTGGGGCAATTGCATTAGCCCTAAGCACTTTGTCTTTATTCGGAATAAGTTCTTTAATGGTGATATTAACTGTCCGCTTAAGAGTCTGAATGAGCGGGACTCCTTGCGCCCGGCCTTCAATATAAATGCATCTAATCTTCCACTGCTTAATCAGAGCAGGAAAAATCTTTTCAAGGTCGGGAAACTCTAACCTCTCCAATACATAATGCATAAGATGGAGTTTAGATTGGGTCTTATCATACCCCCAGATACAAATAGCAGTATAATCGTGCATTCTCTCCGCCTTATACGCGGTGTCAATCGTCGCGTAGATATACGAATACTTCCCAAGGTTTTTTGGATGGTATTGGAACCAAGGCCCTTTAAAAATCGCTCCCTGCTCACCAGCGGGCCTCCCCTGATACAATGAGTTAAAATCCCTATCCCCAATAGACTTACGAATAGCCTCTAGGTTTTTTACGGGAAAAAACTCGGGCCAATGAGACTCTCCCAGTTTCCTCTTAAGAATATCATTTTCCTCATCTACACACAACGCGGGAACATTAAGCTCCCTCCAGCCCTCAGGGTCGGCCTTAAGCAACCTGCCGATCACATCATCGACATGGAACCTAGTACCCATCGAAATAATCGCGTGGTTAGGCAGGCCTCGGGTAAGAAACTGGGCCTGAGTCCAGGCAAAAGTTGTCTCCATTACCGTAGAGGAGTTGCCATCTGCCAGAAGGTCATCAAGAATACCTACTCCAGGCAACTCTTCGTCACTAATTACTCCAAAACCAAAACCAGTTACGTTGCCTCCAGCCGACGCAATCTTAATCAACCCGCCATTGTTATTACGAATTGCACTTAAGTTACACTTGTCCCGATCAATCTGGCACTCAGGAAAAATCCATTTAAACTGCTCGTGAGAGATATATTCAATAACCGACCTAGAGTTCTCGTTAGTGAGCTGGAGCGCGTACGAGCTCATAATAAACTGAGCGGTAGGACTTCGGCCCATCTGCCAAGCCGGAAAAATCTTGGAGATAAGTAAAGACTTTCCTGTTCTTGGTGGAAGGGAAATGGCACTTTGCTTGTGCCCTTCTTCCCCGTCCCCAATCCTCTGAAGAAAGTCCCCGATGATATTATGAACTTTGAACGGAGTAAACTTTCCAGCGATTGGCACTTCGCTCGTAATATACCTCGCAAAAGTAAGAAAATTTGTACGGCATTTTAACCTAAGTAGCTCTTGTTTATCAGAGGCGGAGAGAGACTTAACTCTCTTCTCCATCTCCTTAACAGTAATTTTTTCTTTTAAGCAATCCGCTTTATTCATGGGGATAACTCCCATCCTTTATGGGACTTTAGTTTCTTACTCTTAACACTAGATAAATGTGCTCTATTTAAACTCAATTCTGGATATTTTCTCCAAAGTTCGGTTGTTGTTGCAGAAACTTCCCCGTAAGAACCATGTTTCCATAAAATCCTATTAAGTGGCCGATTAACGTAGTCAATTCTTTTCCATCCTCTATGGTGATTTCTACTTCCTTTAGAGACTGCATATAAATAATTTTCTCTTAGATTTTGTTCTTTGTATTTTAGTTTCATGTTGGATATACTACCTCTGTATATGCCGAAATCTTCATGTATGAACTCATATATTTTTTTATTTTTATGCTCAGAAAAAGCTACTTTTTTTGATAATTCATAACTAATGGTCCATCCCTTGTGGTGAATTCTATGGCCATTAAAAACCATGTAAAGACTGGGAAAATTTAAGTCTGTGTAAGTTTGCACTAGCTCTTTTATGGTTCCAATAAATTTTCCATGCTGCCAATGATAGAAAATTCTATCTTTTTTCCTTTTTGCTGTTATACATGCAGAGTACTCTGTTCTTAGAGTTTCATACACTGAACTTTTTTTAATGTTTAACCTATTAGACATGAAGAAAAAAGCCCTAAGTGCTTTTTGTGTTCTAGTACTACTCTTTCCGTACCTTTTTAAGCAAAACTTATAAATTAGTGCATGGCATAAAAAGTGTTCTCTAAGAGTTAAAATAACAGTAAAATTGTTTTTTATGAAACTTTTAGGAACTACGTGGTGTTTTTCACAAATTTGCACTGGACACTTTTTGCGTTGTTTCGCTCTTCTTATTATGTTGAAGTAAATTTTTTCATATTTCATATACTATATTTAAACTATTTTTTCTCTATCAAAGCTCTATTATATTCAACATAAGGCTTCTCCGCTTTGACTTCTACCTTGTTCATATGTAATTTTATCAAGTAGGGAGGAGAGAGATGGATCTTCAACCACCGAAGGTGGAAGTTGAGAAAAGAGTAAAGACTCCGGTAAAGGAGGGAGGGGAGAGTTAATTTTTGATAATAAAGAATCTTCTAGGGCTTTGTTTTTATCGCGCTTAGTGAGACATTTTTCAAATACCGCAGGGACGTCTATTGGCAAAAGCCCAAGAACAAAACTAGTTATATCAACTACTCCTCCCCCGGGCTCTAGCGCTTTCCACTCCTTATCCGCAGGTTTTAAGAACCCCTGGGTAATGTAATTAGCCTCTTTTTTTGATAGGCTATTTAATGAGGCCATGCGGAGGATGTTTTCAAATACCCCAGCTAGGCTATCTGTCACTCCCACACCCGCCCCTCCTCCCATCTTCACTGCATCAAGCCTAGCCACATACGCATAGACGTCCTTAATAGCTTTAGATGTAGTAACAATACTCAAAAGAGTTTTGGATATGATCGAGCCGTTGCCCACCATGAGCTGGTTTACGAGCCTATACTGAGCATCAATCAATTTTCTCTCTATCGACTCTACCTTAGTAATATTATTATCTGCTTGTTTGAAAGCTTTTTCTATAGTCTCAAAAGTGTACATCATCTCGGTCCAGAGCTCCGGCCAATCGGCATTCTTAGCACTATCGAGCCGATCTGCCATCTCCCCCAGCCTCTTTGTATTTTGTATCAGTTGAGTTAGATCCAACTCGTTGGGAATACAAAGCTTTTCTCCGAGCTTAGTAGGAATAAGGTCAAGGACTTTTGCTACAATATTCTCATTGTTTTTTGTTGGGTCACCATCCGGAGAATACGAGCTGGCGCTGTTGGCAATTACATTGCCACATTTCTCCAGCAAAGAGTTCCCATCTGAGTCCTCAAAGTGCTTTGTTTTCCGGCATTTAGGGTCGCAAGGGCACTCTCCACCTCCTATACCTCCGCCTCCAAAAAGCCCCTTTGTTAGCCCAGATAGCAGCCCAGTGACTGGGTTTGAGCCGAGTAATTCCCCCAAAGAATCTAACCCGATCCCCCCCTCAAATGCTTTGATGAATTGCTCTCCGGCCCCCAAGGCCTGGAGTGCTGTAGAGGCTATTTGAGGTATATTGCCTCCTCCAGAAAACTTAGCCAGCGAGGGTAGGTTAGAGAACGAGGAAAGTGTCGAGGCTATTTCTCCCAACCCCCCGGATTTTAAAACGGACTGTATTCCTTCGGCTACTTGTGCAGTGACCGGAACTATCTTTTCTAACGATGCTATTGTTTCGTTAAGAGGAGGGACTCCTTTCTCCCCCACCGAGCTCTTTACAACCTTCTCTACTGCTTTTGGCTGCGCACGGACTATTGCTGAGCCTACTGCCAGGGCGGGTTTAATAATATCTGCGAGTTCTTTGGGTATCTGAGGTAGCTTTAGTGCAGAGGCTGTGTCGAGCGCCCCCGCAATCCCCCCGGCCATATACCCAAAGTACACGGAGGAAAGCTCGGGGGATAGAGTGCGGATACTTTGATTGAGGGCCTTCTGCCCTATTGTTTTTAATGTGGAGTTAACCGTGTTATTTTTTGCTCCTCGGAGTAGTTGGTCGCCCACCTCTCCTAGAGTATTAAGAACTCCTTGAGTTGCTGGGTCGATGACTTTTGCATTACTCAGAGCGGTAGAAACCTGGGACACGATGCTATCCACCGGCACCGTACCGTTATTAACTATTACGACTTTAGCAATATCTGTGAGCAATTTAGCCCCATCAAAAGCCCCAGAAAGTGCGTTAGTAGCCTTAAGAGCTACGCCGAGAGGAGTGGTGGGTAGGGCTGCAGGAATTGCTTTTGCGGCCATTGATATTACTTCTGAAACAGAATTGCCTACGAAGTCTCCTTTCCCCATTCCTCCAGGAACTGCTGCTGCCAGCGCTTTCATAGGAGTTTTGGAGTCTAAAAAGTCTTGTTTTGAGATGGGGGCGTCTTGGCGGTGGAACTGAACCGGCTCGCGTTTACCAGGATTTATCCACTTCATCCCCCCTTGGTATCTTAGGCAAACAATCTTTTGAGAATTTAATCCTTCGTCAAGTACCGCCTCCATCCCATGCATTTTCTCTGTGCAGTCGGGCAGCGTAGTTTTAGTAAAAATTGGAGTGGCTCCTGCCGGCTTCCAATTAAAATCGCCATTTTCATCCTTGTTGCATTTAATCTGCAGTGTTCTAAATTTTCTGTCTTCGGAGAAGTCCCTGAGGTCTCCTTCTGTAGCCCCATTGCACTCAGGTATTCCCTTCTTCTCAGAGAGGCTCGCCTTTACTCCGGAGTTTTTAGGAGCACCTGGATCAAGTCCTTTCTCGATCCATTTGCCTCCAGTCAACGACTTCCAATTCCAGATCTCCTCACCTTCTTCCTGCGGATTATTTCTTCTTATGCAAACAACCAAATCGTGGTTCATTTCATTCTGAAGAATATAAGCCCTCCCTGCATTTCCTTTATTGCATTTCATACCAAGATCGCCCGGTGAAGCAGGAGATGGATATGCTGCAAGCTGCTCGTCAAGGAGCGGGAACTGGAGCGGAGCCCCTCCCGACATAGCATTAGGGTTCTTATTAAAAAACCCTAGTATAAATGCATCGCCGGAGTTCCCGTGAGCCTTTCCAATTAAGCAATTAGAGCCGATCAACTGGGCGCTTAAAAGCCCCTTCCCCCCACCAAGAACATATGCCCAGTCACTCGAGGTACCGTCTTGGTACTCTACTTTTACCCTCCCTAGTTTTTTAGGATCAGATACCGACACCACCACCGCTATTTCATTAAAGGGGTCTGAAAAAACTCCGCCCATCGCCTCTGAGTTACGGGAGCTGAGCTCTTTTACCTGCTGGAGTTCATTAAAAAATCCCATTATATCTACTGCTCCTCAACCACTGGTTCAAAAAATGCGTCCCCTACCGACCACAAATTAGCCGAGAGGTACGGGTACTGAACTCTTACATTTAAGTTAGAAGGCATCCAGTTTTTAGCAATATACCCGACCCTATCCCAAGACTTACCATCTCTATTGTAGTAGTAAGGTACTCTGAAAAACACGTTTCTGCTATCCTCTACAGTACTTACTCTACTCACCCCAGCTATTAACTGGTTGGCATAATTACCCACACTTGCGTCTGCTAACCCACCGACCTGAAGTACCTCACTCTTATACGGGAGGAGAAGTGGGGCAAGAATTTCAGCGCTTCTCAGCCCAGTTCTCGGCCTAAAAACTTTTTTGTCCAAGTCTACAACCTCTAACTCTGAGGAGGTATGCGCTTTTAACCCAAAAATTGAACTTAAAAACACGACGCCTAATAAACTACCTTTAGCCTCTATTAAGCCATTCCAGAGAGTTTTATTTGCTCTTGCCTGATTTACTGAAAATAGCGTCACCTTCTGAGTAGTTTCTGAATAAGTTTTAGCCTTGAATACTAAAGGAGTGGCCGAACTTAACTCCACCGACCCAATCTCATCTAGTTTTAATTTGAGAAGGTTGTCATAGTTCCCGGACCAACTTACAAAATCCCCCCAGCCCAAGTCCCCCACTCCCCAGGCATCGTTTGTCGGAGCATCAGCCCACTCATCCTGGGTAAAAGGAAACTGGCTAAGAGCAATGCCTTTCGCCGTAAGAACATCTTCCGAGCCAGGGATTGAGATGGTTTCGTCTCTATCCCACCACCCAAACGCGTTTTTTATCATCGCCCGTTTGATCACCACGCCCCACTGCGGGTTCCACAAATCCCCAGCTAGGCCCACATGCTGAGCTAGCCAATCAAGCAGCGCTGGGTTGCAAGTGTCAGGATCTAGATAATCCGAGTAAAAAGAAGCAACTGAGTCTTTTTTCTTAGAGAGAAACTCATCAATTCCGCTTGTCAACCACTGAGCAGGTGTTTCCTCTGTGGAGAAAGCTGGGTCTGATCTATATGCTTCGGCAAGGCCAGGAAGCCGAGAGTATACGGGCCTAGATACAGTGGCTTTATTATAAGAAAGCTTCGGCTCAGCAAATGAGCTCCCGGTGACTTGAACTATGCTCTCAAAAAGGTCTTTTATTCTCTCATATACTGCACAAATAAAATTGAGGCCCGTATGTACTCTTGCGAATCTATACAAAAACTCCTCATTAATTATCTCATTTATTCTTTCTACCCACTCATTGTCAAGAGTCTCAAATCCCTTAACCAAAACATCTTTGATTTCTTTTTCCGCCGTAGTGTATAACCTATCATTCAGGTATCCTTCAGAGGTCCCAGGATATGAAGAAATAATTATACTTTGTACAAACCTCGATTTCCTGTTCTCCACGCCAATAATATCAATTAGTGGCTTTCTAGCAACACTTCTCAACCTCTCGTCAGTTTTTATAATTGCAGTTTCTATAAAATCTTCAGAGTAGTAAAATACTGGGGGGAGGTGGATTATAGATGCGGTACTTGCCGGCCGTGTAATCGCAACTGAGTAAGCCGAGCCAGTACTCGAGTAGGTTACATATGTCCCTCTTAAAATTGTTTTTAGTATAACACGCTCAGTAGCAGGTAGGTAATATACAACTGGCCGAGCTGGGCTCCCATACACATTTTTTGAAGTATACTTCCACTTGTTTTTATTGACCCGCTCAATAGTCCCAATTATGCACTTCCCAGGGTTGCATAACGTGTTAGTTCCTTGCCCAGACTTGCACTCTAGCCCCACTCTTGAGCAGTTTTCCATGCCCCCATGTTCAACTCCTCCCATCGAAGGGCCGTGGGCATAGACTGGGTACCTATACTCATCTCCTAGGGGTTTTGGAGATACAACGTCGGGGGAGTGAACATGCCCTACATTTTTAAACTTGAAACCATTAAGATCCAAGTTGCCAATTTCCTTATCTATAACAATCTGCCGAGCAGCATTAATGTTCTTTGTTGCTGAGAAGTCTACCTCTCCGAGCTTGTGAGAGAAGATCTTTTGCTGCTTTGTTCTATCAAACTCTACAATGAGATGGCCTGGAGAGAACGCAGGAGGAAGCTTTTTGCCTTTTAGACTATTCCACGCGGAGGTATTCATGTGGTATATAGGTTATCGTAGTAGAAAGTTAGTGGGGAGAAGTCATTAATCGATGTAAAACCAATCTCTACTCTATAGAGCTTATAAGAAGCAATTGGCGAGAAAGAATCCTGTACTTGGTTATCTACATCCACCACTCCGATATAATCGTAGTCACACACACCGGCCTCCTCATCCTCATCTCCAGCAAACCCAGCACAAAGCCCTTCGATAGACGAGGAGTCTTTTAGCATACTCCGGACAGTTAGGTTATTTACTGATTTTACGAAGTCGAAGTCGTACACAAGCCGAAGAATCTCCTCGTACTCGAGCGGAGCGCCAAGAGCTATGCTGCTCGGATCGATGTATTGTTGAAGTATAGCGAGCATCTGCGCCGCCAGAAAATCAACCCCTCCTCCCAGAGATGTAGGGTCATAAAGCACTTCTATGACAAGATCAATCGGTATTATTTCTGGGCCTATGAACGATATATTTGTTCCCAAAGTAACTCTTGGACGCATAGATTCTATCAAATATAGAATATTAGAATCACTCAACCCACCGCCATCTTTATCCCCCACACAAATTACCACATTTCCTGAAAGTAACTTGGTTAGGTTATTTTTTTCTTCGTAGGTAAGTACTTTTACTATACTTGTCTCTGGCACAAGAGCTCTCACCTCATTCTCAAAGTCTACGGCTGTGGTTAGGTTTCTTCTGGTAAGAACGTCAAAGGCCCGGCGTTTCATCCCTACCACAGACTCGGTATCTGTACCTCCTCCTGCAGCTTCTTCATTTCTTAGGAACTCAAGCCCTGCAAAATTCTTCTCGATTTTGTTGATCTCTCCCTCGCCTACATTGTATGAGCTTCCCCACCGTTCAGATTGGCAAGATACCATCTTTGAAAACTCAGACTGGCCGATTCGGACCTCGGAGAGAGTAACAAAAACTTGGCTACCGTTGGCTATAAGTTTTGTTCCTTGGGGGATTATTAGAACCCGCTGGTAGCCCGGTACTTTGTAAAAAGTTACATCGGCAAGTGCCCGGCTTCCAATTTTTCTTTGCACTCCGAGCTGCCTAAGCCATTGAAGACTAAAAGCTTCGGGAAGATTGTTCAGATAGTAGAGGAGTTCTGCTTGGGCAAAGGCCTGGCCTTCCACAATTGCAGAAAGGGGCGAAGCTGGAGTAAAGTCATTCAACTCCCCACCCGACTCTAAAAATATCCTAGTTTGCAGTGCCTTAACTAAAGCCTCAGTATTGCGGCTGTCTAGCTGCAGAGGTAATATCGGGCCGTAAATGTTAGCCATTAGAAAGCGGGGGTAAAGTCACGAGCAGTTGAGTTAAGACCTCCTTGTGGGTCTGCATTGTCTTCTTCAAATGTAGGGACTAAAGACGTGTCCAACAAGTCCCCATTTGACATAGTTTTTGGATCGAATGTAGTGTATCCGTTGAGTACCTCTCCCATTAACGAGATGGCATAGAGCTCTTTGTCCCCTCCAAGGTTTTCTGGGAACTGACTCAGTATAGAAGTGATAGGAAGGCCACTAGCCCCTACTCCAATACTATCAAGAATCGAAGCAGCACCGGCTGGATTATACAATGCTTCAAGCGGAGAGGAGGAAAGATAACCTACCAACCCACTCTTAATAGAGTCTTTTAGCCCTAGCGGAATTTCTGTTGATGTAAGACCAGAGAAGGCAACGTTTTTCCAGTATTTTTGCGGAGAGATATACCCTTCGGCAACTGGCACTCCGCGATAGTCTAGTCCTAAATCCACAGAGTTATCTAAATCCACTCTTGAGTTAGGAGGAGGAATGGAGACTTTTGCCTGGGGGTTATTAGCAACTGCGCGGGTAATTAGACTAACATCGGGGCCTAGTTTAGGCTCTTTTTGTATGCTTTCTGAAATCTCCCTAGAGAGAGTCTCTATCCCCCCCTGAATAGAGTAGGTAGGAAGAATTCTTGTAACTACCCGGCCAATATACTCCGATAAAGTAACTCCATAACCCTCAACCGAATCGAGCTCTTCAAAGAAACTACTTTTAAACTCAGAGACCAGCCGAGGCTTCCAGTCCGCACCGTATTCTATGTCTATAAAATCAGAAAACTCTGCGGTAGAAGAATACTGGGCCTCTAAACCCCGAAGTATAGCGGCCATAAAGAGTTCTTTTGTTCCATAAAAACTTTCAAATATATCAGACGGGCGCTGAGTATTTAAAAACTTAGTAGGGGACTGGGCATATACCTGATTTTGTACTTCTCTAAAGTACTCTGGGTCGCCATAAGCAACCGCAGCTAACCCACCTAGAGTGCTAAAATCATTAGTAACGTATCCTGTTTTCAAGGAGTGAATGCTTTATTCTATATATAATTTAAACCCCTAAAGGTAGGTTAAAGGATATCAGACACACTATTCGTTGTTAATGGCCGAAGCAACGCACCAACAAATCACCACCTCGTTGCCGGGAGAAGAGCCTTTTATCGGTGATCTTTCTGAAGGAGAGATTTGTATCAATGTTGCGGATGGTAGGATATGGTCCGGGGACGGAATCGGCACCCCAATAGAACTTGGAGGAGCTGTGAAAAGCTCGCCAATGGGACAGTTACTCACCTCCAACTATTTGGACGTGGACGTAACTTCAGCCGATAACCTTCCTATCGCCAATACCAACTCCCTAGATATCCCTCCAGGGTTTTATAGAGAACAGCGCATTTTCCTCCGGTTTACTCAGACTCCACTACAAAACTTTCAAACTTACTTTGACTACCCAATTAATTGGGGAGTTGACGCTAGCTGGAAGTTTGGAACGTCAGTGATTACTTGGGGAGGGGATATAGACCAGCTTAATTTCGGAGCTGATAATCCCATAGATTTCTACAGAGCCCAAGGAAGAAAAATCCTTGTAGAACTAAGCTCTTTCGGCCCCTCTGCAGAGTGGATCGGAAGGCTTCTTTGGGTTAGTTCAATACCTGGGACATAGAATTTTTTACCATGTTAGATAAGATTCAGTTTCAAAACGGAACAATTGTAAACAAAGAATATCTTAATGAGACGCAGAAAGGCTCAAGTTTTTCTGCTGGAGCTCGTGAAGCATATTATGCCGAACCCACAGACTCTGAGCAGGCTGGGTGGAAAATTGGCCAACGAGATAGCCTAAAAGACTGGGAAATTGCCGATCCTCGTGAAGATAACGAGTCGGCGGTGGGCCGTCTTGCCCACGATGGCATTGTTCTAAACTCCTACAACCCAACCACTGGGGTGAAAGTATGGGGCCCTCCGGCGCTTGCTGAGACAAGCCAAGGAAGCGGGGTGTATGGAGTATGGGTAGAGGCAGGAAGTATTGTATTAAGTGATGGCCTTCCTATCTCGTGGGGGGTTCAACTTATACAGCTATTAAGCGGCGCGGAGGTAAACTATATTTTCCTTGATGAGCAGAGTGCTAAGGATGATGTCGCTGGTAACTCAGCAGTAGGACTCTCTATCGGATCCTCGCTGCCTTCAGTATCGCAGCCTCACATCCCTCTCGCTAAAATCACTCTGAATGCAGACGGGAGCTCACTAGATACAGACGAGGACGGGAGCGTAGTTGGAGCGGGGTATATAGACCTAAGACCTGGGCTCTATATTGGCAATTTAAACACGTACCCCCGGACTCTTCGTAACACTCAGATTAAAAATGACTCGTATGGAGCAAAGAGCTGGGAAAGAGTAATTGCCGACACATCCAATGGTTCTTTAATTGTCTCTCTTCCATCAGTCCCTACGGACTCGGATCGCATTGCTGTTGTTGATATTTCTGGGAGTTTTGATCGTTATCCTATCATTGTCCGCCCAGGTGGAGATACAAAAATCAATGGGTCCGTGGATGACTGGATTATTAATATCAAAGATGCCCATCTTGAACTTTTTTATCATGGGGCAACTTCTCAATGGAAGTTTGAAGAGACTCCAGGAGGCGATTGCTCTCCCGTCCATGGTACTTTCTTAAGCTGCGGGGGCAGAGAGTTCATCGGCCAAAGACTCGCTACAGAGTGCCCTGACGGAACAACTATCCCCGCCACCTACCCCGACCCTCCTGAGGGCTCATATCGTTACGAGGCTTCTACCTCTAAATGCTATAAAGAGTTTTATCCTACAGTTGCTGTTTATGCAGACGGACAAGGAGGGCTGATTAAGGTCCAAAATGCACCGAGATGTGACCGACTTGGAGCGTCTATAGCTCCCGATGTTAAAAATATAATCTATGTAGACCCCGCCACCGGCGACGATTCAATCTCAAATAATGGGTTTAATACTGTTGTTCCTTTTCGGTCTATTGAACGGGCGTTAATCGAGGCGGTACGTGAGAGCCGTAGAGCTGGTCAGTACAATGATCGATACGACCGGATGGTGATTGAGCTCGCCCCAGGTGATTATTATGTAGACAATTCTCCAGGAGGCGGAAGTACTCCAGGGCTTACAGCGAGTACTGGGCTTGTTCAAAGAGTCGAAACTGGGTTCAAGATTCTTACTAGGGAGCAAGCTGATAGGGCTCTTGTAATTCAAATAGATTCTCTTAACCCCACGTCTCCTCAACCTCCCAGAGCTTTTAATCTAGGGCGGATAATTTATTCTCAGAGTGGAGGAGTGGGGAATATCGTAAGAGTAGAGAAGGATAGCCTTACCTCCTCGATATGGAAAATTACTCTCGAGTACGTGAGAGGAGGTTTTGCGGTAAATGACAAGCTTTTTTATGATAGTTTGTCTCTTATCAATCCCGTCGGAGGAGGACTAGTAGTCCCCAGGGGTATTTCAATAAACGGAGTGGATTTGAGAAAAGTAAGAGTGAGGCCAATGTATGTACCTCAACTTAATCCTATCCAAGAAGAAGTACAAAGAGAAAAAAGTAGCATATTCAAAGTAACGGGCGGTAGTTATATTTCTCTAATTACATTTACTGATAATCCTCAAGTGGCCCGGAGTCATAACACTCTAAGCTGTGTAGGGTTCGCGTCTCAATCCGAGATAAACGGCGGGGACGTAGAAACCTCTTACTATGCAAAAATCAATGGGTTGTTTGGTCAGTATGATAACTGGGGAGCTGAAGGGCTCGAGGCAATTAGCGCTGAGACTACAATTGTTGCTCCAGTATATGACTCTAAGAGCCTCCGAGCTACTGATGCTGAAGAGAACCAAACTGGAATTCCTCTAAGTGACTCTCGCGCATCGTCCTCAGTAGTCTACCCAGGAGCCACCAAAATCCGCAACAGAATTTCTGGGGACCAAAGAGCATTCGATTTACCGGATATTAACTCTACAAGATCCTCATCTCCTTACGTATTTAACTGCTCCGTTAGATCAATTTTTGGTCTTAGCGGGTTACACGCTGATGGAGCCTTAGTTGCTGGGTTCAAGTCAATGGTAACAGCCAACTTCACCCAAGTATCACTTCAAACAGACCCCACTTGTTTTACTGATGGAGCTTACTATCTAGACCCCCCTGTTAACAAAAATGCTGGTGATGGAAAGCAATACCGCCCATGCCCTCCCGACCCATTCAAATACCGCCACTTTGGTTTCAAAGGTAGCAATAATGCTACAATTCAAATCGTTAGTTGCTTTGTTATTGGTAACGCAGACCATTTTATCTCAGAAAGTGGCGGGGATCTATCAATCACAAACTCCTGCTCTGATTTTGGAGATGTTTCTCTTCATTCAGTGGGGTATAAGACTAGGTCTTTCAGCCAAGACGAAGGAGTACCGACAGATTTATACGGTGGCACTAAGATCCTAGAAGTTATTCCACCAAAACCCCTCTCATATATCTCCCCTGGAGCCGGAATTAGTCCAACTCTGATAGATACAGAAATTAACACTGGGTTGGTATTAGAGTATACTAAAACAAAAGACTGGTATGTGGCCAATTCGCCAAATGCTATACCACCGAACCTTATAAGAATATACTTTACAGGCTCTAGCTCAACCACTCCGTTAACGGCAACCACCAATGTTCCCTCATCGGCTAAGATGGGGTTCGGTCAGTTTTCGTTCACAAAGAAAAAAGCCGATGGCTCCTACGAGCTATCCGGAGGGAATGTAAAAGTAAACAGAAAGAGAATCTTTGTTAAAGGGTTTAATGAAGACGGTGACTCTATTCTTTATACTGGGGATATTCAATTAGCTACTTCGTCAACCTCCCCCGGATTTGAGTATTTAGACGATGAGTCTAAAATCTTTGTGTGGGATGCTCAGCAATCATGCTGGTATTTAAACGTAAAAACCTCACAAATAACCGAAGAGAGTACTGATACTGACTCTGATGGGTATCTTCTTAAGAAATTTGATTATGCCTTCCGTTACAAAATTATATCTACTCCAGTTGGAAGCCAAGTATTTTACAGGACGTTGGACTTTATGTTCCAGCGAGCAGCTCTAACAACCATCCGTGGAATAGATAGAAGAAAATCGGATGATAGGGTGTATAGAATCGTATTCCAAGGCTTTGAAAAAGCTTTTGGAATGAGAAGACCACAGAATTTTTATATCTTAGAAAAGCAACTTGGAGTGACTGGATACCCTCTCAATGGAAGTTCAGCACTTCAAGAAGACCCTCTTACAATTTCACAAATCCGAGACTACGACGAGGTCTTCGATCCAGCCTCTTACAAGAAAAGACTGGAGGAAAAGCGGGCATCTGACGGTAAGTTTGTAGCGTATCTTACACAGGGCTCCCAGGCCCGCAAAGTAGCAGCTGGAGAACTCTACCCCGCCATTGATTCTGATGAGCCGGAAACTACTGCAGACCCAACCAACTCTATTACTAGAGAAGCGCTTGTTGAGATGGCGGCTCGTCCTGGAGTCCATTTGAGCCGAGCTATCGAACCCGCACTCGACCCAATTTCGCTTAAGGTCCGTTCTACATCTACATCTTCGGGGATCTTAATCGGTCTACGTAGGCCCTCTATTATCCGCGCGTCGGGCCACACTTGGGAATGGACAGGGTACCTTAACTATGACACTGCTTTCCCAACCTTCCAAGGCGAGCCGCTAGAACAAGATTTTGCCCTGGGTAAGATTATTGTTGAGACTAAGGGGGGTAAGGTATATGCAACTGGCATGAATGAAGAAGGTAGTTTCTACATTGGAACCACAGTCTTCGATCTGAGAACAGGAGAGCAGTTTGCTATCCCACTCGAGGCAGATAATGAACCAGGTTCTGTAACCAACCAAGTTTTTAATAGTGTTGTTATTAAATCTAGTTTGGCTCTGAATGACGGAGCGGGGATGTATTTTGGAAATGATACTAATATATATTTTGATTCTACAACATCTTTTAATACTACTACCGGGCCGATTACGGCTGGGCAAAGTCCATTACCTGACGTGTATGCTACTACGGCTAGAGCTGGTCTGGTTCAACTGGCGGACGATACAGTAATTAGAGGGGCGGGAGGAAATGGGAATAAAGGTATTGCAGATAACGCTGTTGTTACTGCATCATCCCTATCAAAAGAACTTAATGTTAGATTTGATAATAGTCTTGCTGCTGGAACCGGCGTTTATGTAACTGAGTCCTCAGTTGAGTTACCCGGGGGCGATCCGTCTGACATAGCAGATAATGTTCTTCAGTTTAGAGTGGGTATTGGGCTACCTAATAACTCGGATAGCGTTGCATTTAATGGTATTAGGATCGGTAGTGAAGACGGTCAATTGATAAGATCTATCGTCAACAGCACTACCGGAGTAAATTTTGGCACAGCTTCTTCGGACGAAAAGTTAGTTACCGAAAAAGCTCTTGTAAGTTATTTAAAGACCCGCCCACTTATTCTTGTGATGCCCGTAGGACCTAATGGTGGGGGGTTTAATGGTGATGTGCATATAGCTGATAGGATTGTCAATAATGTAGCTTCGGGGGCTTTGTATCCTGTGGGGCAAGTTCTTAGATTGGTTAGAAGATCGTCGGTGTTCACCGGAGTTGCTCCTAGTTTAAGTACGACAACAAGGACATATATTAGTATAGGTAATTACGTATCAGCAGTTAATTTTTCCGCAGGAAGTTCTTCTACGGAGTTCAATAGTTCTACCGATGATGTGGTTTGGACATACATAAATAACGGTACAAGGTTTGAAATACAACTGCCGAGATTAGGTACTACTGCAGGACCATTCGTGCCCTAGCTATGAGTAAAAAGTTGTTTTATAGAGTAAAAATTATAGACAATTACGTAACTAACGTAAAAGAAATATTAAATGAAATATTTAATCATCCTCCCGAAGCGTTTAAACATAGGTTTGATGGGCTAGAGATATATAAGTTCAATACCTTATGTGGTAAAGGAGCAACAATGTGCACTATGATGTACAATTCATTCTCCGATAAACTTAAAACCCTTTGCCTTAAAACCGTAGACTTTGGGAGCTTTCCAAAACCCACCGAAATAGCAATAAATAAGTACCCTCCCGGCTCTTATTTAGGAAAACACAAAGACGGTACTGGGGGGTACTGGAAATTTCAGCTTATATTTCTTAAATCTGCATCATCTCACTTCGTATGGTATGATGAGAATGACAATCCGAATCAAATAGAAGAAATTCCTGGAAGAATGGTAGAGATGCCAGTTAATATCACCCATGAAAGTACACCGCTATCTCCCGGTGAGGAAGATAAGTACAGCATGGTTTTTATTTGGAAATAACAGAGTTGAAAGACTCACATGAAATCAATTAAAATGAAAAAAATCATCTTATTTAATGCAAAGTCAGGCGAATTACTCGGATCTTTTGAATCTGAAAATTTTGATGTAAATGGCATCGATAAAACCGTAATTTCTTATAAAGAAGTTGAGATGTCAGAAACAGAATTTTGGCAGGGAAATTACACTACCGGAAAAATATACAATAGTTCAGAAATAAAAATTGTCACTCAACAAACCCTGCGTGATAACGCAATTGAAAAAATTTATTCAAAGTATTTCTACATAGACCAAATAAAAATCATCGTCGAGCAACTAAAGTCCTCGGTAGCTCGCGAAAATCAAACAGAAAACTTTAAAAATATGACAGAATTTATAGATGAAGTAAGAAAAGAATACCATTTAAAAAAAGAGGCGTACTCTTCAAACCCTGAAGCCTTTATCTGGGTGTCTGACGAAGAAGCCCAAGAATCTATAAAAAATCGCTATGAAGGACTCATTTAATCAATGCAAGTTAGGTTCTCTAAGTCTCCTTTAGGTAAACGAGCTCGGGCCCCTCGATGGTGGGGAAGATTCGCCGAACTTCTTCCCTCTTTCCCAGCTCCATGGCTCGAACCTCGCTCCTGGACTGTGGCCCTTGCCGAGCAGTGGATAAACTCAGTTCCTTCTAAATGCCCTTTCGAGCGGCAAATTTGGTTTGGCGAGCGCCTCGTTCTTTACATCCCGCCACTCTGCCCACTCAACCCCTTCTCCTCTCAGCTCTACAAAATCCGCCTTCGGGCCCAAACCTACCTCGCTTCAATAAAAGATTAAAGATTGTTACTGGGGGTTGACAAAGCCCAACCTCCATGGTAGAATAGTATCAAGTGAGCAAGCCGAGGAGGACCAAAAGTCCTCCGAGGCACTTACCTAAGAGACCCTTACACAAGAGCACCAAACCAAATGTCCGTAGCTACATTCTCTGTTACAACGATCGATCTGAGCACAAACTCTCCTCAGCTCGCTCCACTCGCAGGTCGTGAATACACCTCTGAGTATACTTCTTTGCCTAACGTCAACCTCCCCAAGGCGCTTCGTAAAGACCTCGATGTGATGTTCCAGTTCTTAACCGATGAAGAACTGCCACTCGATGAAAACACATTTTTAATCAAGTCTCGCGACGGAGTGTACTCTAGGCTCTTCGGCCCAGTACTCAAAGCCGGAGCAGAAGGCGTAGAGGGAACTGTTGATAATCAACTCTATATTCAGTGGGGCCCACGCTACCTTCACATCAACATGGTGAAAGGTGGGTTTACTACCGTCTCTGGAAAAGAACTTGAGGCCGAGTTTGGCTCTTATAACTTCTCCGGGCGCGGAGAGGACCCCGCGTTGTTCATTAGCGTGGATACTGATGCCGGCCAACTCGTCCTTCCAGTGGCAGTACGTTTTACCGACTGGGAGAATCCTGTAGAGCCTAAAGCACTAAACGCTTTGCTCAAAAAGAAACCACAGGAAGTGCTAAGTCTGGTCCAGCAGATAACCCCCAAGGGTTCTGGTGGCGGCGGAAATCGCATCGAGGCTGATAGTGAAGTTGACTTTCGTGAGCTTGATGTTCAAGTCCCCTACGAAGTAATCAACTACTATCCATGTAAGACTTCTTACGGGCTTACGTACCGCATCTTGATTAACAACTTCCCAGAAGAAGGTAAAGTTGCAGGGGCTTGGGCACACAGCTCCATCCGCCCTCTCCTCTCCACCAAGCCGGAAATCACCCGGGAAAAGCCCGCTACTCTAACCTTGCGGTCTAAAGAGGAGCTTGACGGTGGCAAGATCCGTATCCGCTCTACTCTGCTCCTTTCACGCCAGGAAACTTCCGAGGAAGCGCTCAATCTAGATTTTTAATTTAACCACAAAATCTTAATTACCTAAGGCTCCTCCCCGAGGAGCTTTTTTTTTGAAGGTTTAAAGGAAGTATACATAGCGCATATTTCATATGGAGAATCAGTTACAAATCCCAGAAGGCTGGGGGGTAGGGGATTATGCTGAGTTGGGCAAAACTAAAAAAAACCTTGAGTTAGTCCAGCCGGGCCCTCAATCCGGTGAGGACGACTACCACTCAAAATATGTTGATCCGGAGGGGGAGTTTGGTGCGGCCAAAACACCTCCCCCCGAGCAGGTTTCTCATGCCAAATACTCTACTCCTGAAGGAGAGCCCGGGTATGATGTTGGCCAATTGCATATAGAACCTGGCGAGGTTATTGTGGAGCAGGGGGTTCAGCATCGCCGGCCGTATTACCTTGTCACCCACCCAGACAATGAGTACTTCTACTCTGTCATTCCTAAGACAAAAAGTTCAACAAAGGAGTATAAAAGTCCGCATAAACGCACCCGATCTGAGGCTTTAGAACTGGCCTACAAAGTTCTCAATGCTACGTTGCCTTCTTCTATATCAGACCAGATGCACTACGTTTATCCAGAGGCGGAGATACCCATCCGTTAATAAAAGTGGCCACGGCCAGGGCCGTGTAAACCTGCTCATGATAGAATAGAGAAAAGCAACCTCCCACCCCCCCCCGTGCAAAATGTCCTTCTTGTGTCCGATATTCATTCCAGAGACGATGCTTTAGATCGGCTCATTGGCCGGCTTTCTCGGCAAATAAACTCCGGCGCCCATATTGTATTTCTAGGAGACTTATCTGACTGCCGAGATAAACTATACAGGCCAGTTTGTTCTTTTCTTAAGGTATATAAGCTGGTTCGCCAGTTGTGTAACGAAGGCTATGCCACTCTTCTCCATTCTAATCATGGCCAGAATCTAACGGACTTATATTTAAATCGCCGTGATGTTCGTAAAAGTATCGTGGGGTTCAAAGACACTCTGAAGGAGTTAGATGGGATGGATAAGCTCGCTCAAAATGACTTAATTACCTGGCTGGATTCTAGGCCCCCGACTTTTACTTACGAGTCGGAAAACAGTAAAACTTACAAAATTGCTCACGCATTTTACCAAACGGATATCGAGGCAAAGTACAATAAAGGTACTTTACTACCTGAAGAATTAGATTTTACGATCCGTGGCCGTAAGTCTACTTGGATGTGGCAAGAGAAGAAGATTACTAAGCGCACAGGGTTTTGGCGCAACCCTACACGCTGGGGAGCAACAGGGAATAATGTTTTGTGCTCTGGGCACTGGGCCAGAGTGCTCGTCGAAGACAACTGTGTAGTTAATGATCCAGGAGGTGATTCTACCGACGGGACATTAGGCGTATTTAATTGCAACACACATCAACTCACTATCCACGAAAACAAATGAGTAGCATTCTTGAGCATAATAAAATGGTCTTTAAAACCGACAACGGCTTTGATTTTCCAGAGTTTTATGACTACTATGAACGCACCGTAGCCAGCGTTTGGAGGCACCAAGAAGTGGCTATGGAGGGAGATCTGCGAGATTGGCAATTTAACTCAACACCTGACGAAAGGGCTGTTATAGCCGGGATTCTAAAGGGGTTTGTAAGCGCCGAATTAGGTATAGGATGTTACTGGGCAAACGAAGTTTGTAAGATTTTTCCTAAGCCAGAGATTCAGGCTATGGCCCGGGCCTTCTCTTTTTTTGAGACCATTCATGCCGCAGCTTATTCCTACCTCAATGATGTTCTAGGGCTCAAGGACTACGAGGAGTTTATTAATGATCCTATTGCTTGTTCAAAAATAGATACTTTCTTCCAGAACTACTCTAGCAAAGTAGCTTTAGCGGTTTTCTCTGGAGCCGGTGAAGGAGTCTCTCTTTTTAGCTCATTTGCTGTGCTTCTAAGCTTTAATAAAGACGGAAGGTACAAAGGCCTGGCTCAAATCATCTCCTGGTCCGCTATCGACGAAGCAACTCACTCTGAAGCGGGATGCTTGCTCTTTCGCCGCCTAGTAGAAGAAACTGGGTTAAGTGATGACGAGCAAAAAGCCATCTATGACGGCTTCCAACTCGTTATTGAGAAGGAGTTTGCGTTTATAGACCATATTTTTAACTCATCTGAAATCAGCTCGATTGATGCGGAGTCGTTGAAAGCGTATATAACCAACCGCGCCAATGAGCGTTTAATTACGCTAGGGCTGGAGCAGGGATTTTCTCTCTCCACTGAAGAGCTCTCTAGAGCAAAATTACTTGCGGCATGGTTTGATCCGATGATAAAAGGAGCGAGCAGCTCTGACTTTTTTGCGCAAAGTAAATCCGGTGATAACTACGTGGCTAAACCAGCTCAGGATTATATGAGTGTAAATCTAGATAAACTAGACTTAGACTCCTGCCTATCTTATACTTAATGTTATGGGCATCACAGAACCGGTCTCTCAGCGTAATGGAACCTGGACAGTACAGACTTCCGACGGTATAAAAATATTCTCTGACGGAGAATCTGCTCACGACTTCTATCTCATTAACAAACATCGCGAGGAACAAGAAACTAATGGCAATTCACCCAATCCCTGACCACGACTCCGCGTATATGCGGGAAAACCACGGCACTAGTTGTCTTATCACCGACCCTCGCTCTGACAAGTTTCTGGCTCAAGCGCATAGAGAATCTCTTGCAAAGCTCAAGTCCAATAAAATTATCTCTGACGCATGGACCATATAACAACGAATACTCCTGAAGGCTGGAGTGTTAAAGGCCGGGATCAGGGAGGGAGAGATTTTGCTGATTCGAGTGAGTCTTGGAAGAAGTGGAAGTCCTCGCCATATGAAATTAGTAATAAAGGCCGGGTGAGACGCAAGCAAGAAGACGGAGTATATAATATGCGTAAGCCACGAGACGATGACCGCAAACACCTCCGAGTTAATCTTACTTGGGACGGGCGCCGTGAAGAACCCTTGCTCCACCAATGCGTCATGGAGCTTTTTGGCCCTCCTAAGCCCTCTGGAAAGCACATTGTAATTCTCCATAAAGATAATAATGGAACTAACAACTCCATCTCTAATTTAAAGTGGGGAACTAGATCGGAAAATGTGCAACAATCTTGGGATGACGGGTTGATTAAAAAATAGATTAACAATCTACTAAATTACCACTAAAATTTGTTTTTTCCTCTTATAATATAACATCGAGAAGTCTAATTATGTCCCAAGCTCAAGTACCCTCCTGGATGACCCAGGAGGCAATAGACACCCTTTCTCGTGGGTATCTTAGAGCCGGAGAAACTCCAAGAGGAATGTTTGAGCGGGTAGCAAAAACCGCAACAAAATACCTAGGGCATCCACCAGGCATCGGTGACGATATTTTTGAAATTCTCTGGAATGGGTACGTTGGAGGAGCATCTCCGGTCCTTAGTAACTTTGGAGCGAGTTCGGGTCTTCCAATTAGTTGTTATTCTAACCACATTTCAGATTCTGTTCCTTCCATCTACTCTCACTTAAAAGAATCAGCGGCGCTCTCTCAACACGGAGGAGGAGTAGGTACTTATTTTGGTGATATACGCCCATCCGGTGCCCCAATCAGCTCTGGCGGCAAAAGCACAGGAGTCGTGCCTTGGATGCGGCAGTTTGACCAATGTGCCTCCGTGGTTAGTCAAGGAGGCGTGAGAAGAGGAAGCTTTGCTCTTTACCTCCCAATAGACCACCCGGACCTTTCTGAAGTGCTCCGTACAAAAGACCACTCACAAGGCGACCCAAGGGACTTTGTTGATAGCAACCTCGCGGTTACTATATCAGATGAGTGGGTGGAGAGTCTGCTTGCAGGAGACCGCGATAAGCAGAAGTTGTTTGGAGAGGTGCTTAAGGCCAGGTTAGTGTCAGGGTCTCCTTACATAGTTTTTATTGACAATGCTAACCGCTCCAACCCCGAGTGCTATAAGCAGCGCGGCCTGAGTGTTAAACTTAGTAATCTATGCTTTACTGGGGATACTCTTGTAGCAGTTGCTGATGGAAGAAATGCTGTTCCTATTTCAGAACTTGTAGATACATACTTTGATGTATATTCCGCCCGCAAAAGAAAGTCTAATGGTGGAGGCTTTATTAACAAGTGGACAACGGAAATTAAACCAGCTACTGCATTTAAAACTGGCACAAAAGAAATCATTGAAGTTGAACTTGAAGACGGAAGCACATTTCGATGTACTCCAGACCACCTTCTGGCCCGCAGAGACTGCAGTTGGGTAGAAGCAAAAGATTCTGTTGGAGAGATTCTAGAACCCTTCTCATCTTTTGAAAATAGTTGCGGCCATAAAATGATTAACACTGTTTCTAATGGTGCGGCTAGACAAAGCCGAATGATCTGGGAAAATAAAAATGGTGCTGTTTCTCCAGGCTATCACGTTGATCATATTATCTCACGTGCGGGAGATAACATTGAAAATCTTCAGTTACTCTCGAAAGCTAGCCATTTAGCCAAAACGGCACAGGAAAGAATTGGAAAAAACAATCCTATTCACAAAGTTGATTCAAAGTTTCATTCTGAATATATATCAGCAGCGATGACAGGGAAGAAAAATCCTTTATTTAGTGGAATTGATAACTATGAGTTAATTGAGCTCGGTAAACAAATCTACCGAGAAACTGAATCTTTTACGAAGAAAGATTATCTTGTCTTGCGAGAAATGGGCCATAATGTTCCTCAATCTTTTTCAAATTATAGGTTTGAAGGGTCTTTTAAAGAGTATCGCTCTTATGTTATTGGCGAAAAAATTTATAACGGAGAATACGAAACTTCTCCCTCGGCCCCAGTAAATCAAAGAAAGTTAAAAAATCAACTTATAGAGCAGGAAATTGCTTTACTTAAAAGCACCGGGCTTAAAGTTGTGAGTGTAAGACCGGTGGGTATTGAGGACGTCTATGACCTTAGAGTAGAAGACAATCATAACTTCTATATTGTTACTAACGAGAAACAAAATAGTATTCTTTCTGGGGTATTAGTACACAACTGTAGTGAAATTTTCCTTCATACGGACGAAAATCATACCTTTGTGTGTGTGCTATCCTCAATCAACCTGGCCAAGTGGGAAGAATGGAAAGAGTGGAAAGGCCCAAAAACTGGGCTCACCGTCCCTGAGTTAACTGTGTATCTTCTTGATGCAGTGGTTGAAGAATTTTGTTACAAGGCGGACCGTATCACTTCGATGGGCCGGGCAGTAAGATTCGCTCGTAAGTCTAGGGCGTTGGGGCTCGGGACTATGGGACTCCATGCGCTCTATCAGTCGAAAGGGCTCGCCTTTTCCTCTCCTGAAGCCCGGGACCTTAATGTTAAAGTACATAAGTTTATTAAACAGAAGGCTCTAAAGGCCTCTAGGGAGATGGCAGGGATTTATGGTGAGCCGGAATGGTGCCTTGGCACGGGGCTTAGGCACACTCACCTTATGGCAATCGCTCCAACCAAGTCCAACTCAGTGATTTGTGGAGCTGGGAGTGAAGGCATTGAACCTATTGATGCTAATTATTATGTTGCTAAGCAGGCCAAGGGAACATTTGTTAGAAAAAACAGATACCTGGAGCTCCACTTAGAAAAAATAGATAAGAACACTGACGAGGTATGGGAGTCAATTATGGAGTTTAGGGGCTCTGTACAGCACCTGGAGTTTTTAGGCAGCCACACAAAAGAAATATTTAAAACTGCCCGAGAGATTGATCAATTTGAGCTAATTAGGCAGGCGGCAGATAGGCAAAAATACATCTGCCAGGGCCAATCCCTCAACTTGTTTGTAGATCCTGAAGAGTCCCCAGAGCGGCTCTTTATGCTCCACTTGAGTGCTTGGAAAGCTGGGCTTAAATCACTTTATTACTTAAAAAGCAGCTCGATGCTTGTTAAGAAAAAACAACCAAGCCAGACTAAAGTAGCAAAAATAGTTACCAAGTCGGACTGCCCATACTGCTCCATGGCTAAATCTCTTCTTAAAAGTCAAGGATGGATTGTAGATGAAACTGATCGTTCGGACTTCCCAGACTCCGAATGGATATGGAAAACCGTGCCTCAAATCTGGCTTAATGGCCAGCACATCGGAGGGTACAACCGACTCACAGAAAGAATGGGGCAAGGAGAAAAATCGTATGGAGAATGCGTTTCTTGCGAAGGTTGACATTCAAACCCATCTATGATAGAATACTCTTCTTCCTCCTTTCATCCTCTCTCCATGCCCTCTACCTTTGACTACGTTAAGTTCATCAATGAAGGGTTTGACGCTCAACAAAAATACGCCTCTAAGGTAAATCAACCAGGTCCTCTAGACGATCTTTCTAGAGAGACTCGGCATGCTAAAGTCATTGAGCATATGTCTCATCTTATTGAAGAAATTGTTGAAGCGCGCGTGTTTGTCCCTCGTCGGAGCTGGAAGCGAGATGAACCTTCTTTCTTGGATAATGAGAAGCTTCGGAAGGAATTTATTGCTGAGATGTTTGATCAACTCCTTTTCCATCGAGCGATTCTTGCATATGCTGGAGTAACTGGCAAAGAATTTGCAGAAATTGCTGCTAAAAAAATGGAGTATAATAAAGTACGTCCCGATCATGTAACCAACGGAAATGTAAAGGCCGAAACTAATCCCTTGGCCGAATTACATGGATTTTGCCCGTCTTCTAACTTTGATGGATAATTTTTACACCTATGCTTATTTAAGAAAAGATAAAACTCCTTACTATATTGGTAAGGGGCGCAAAAGAAGGGCTTATGCCCCGCATGGAAAAATACAAGTTCCTCCAAAAGATAGAATTTTATTATTAAAAATAAACCTTTCAGAGGTTAAAGCGTTTAAACATGAAAAATATATGATTGCTGTTTTTGGAAGAAAAAATTTAGGAACAGGAATTCTTTTAAACTTAACGGATGGAGGCGAAGGTCATTCCGGATTTCTTCAAACAAAAGAAAGCATAGAAAAAAGAGTTAAAAAACTCAAGGGGGTTAAAAGACCAGAATACATCGGTAAAAAAATCTCTATAGCAAAGACTGGTACACCATTAAGTGAAGAACATAAAAAAAAGTGTTTCAAACACTTTAAAAGGACAGGTTCAATCGCAAGAAACTAGGGACAAAAGAAACGCTTCTTTAAGGGGAAAACAACGCTCTTTAGAAGTTAGAAAAATTATGTCTAAAATGGCAAAAGAAAGACCCTCTAAAATTTGTCCACATTGTCAAATTCTTTGCCTCCAGCCAGTAAATTTTAATCGTTGGCATGGAGACAATTGTAAAAATAGATCTAAATAGACATTCTATTCAAATTTAAATGAGCATTTTTCCTCGCCAAAGACTCATCCTCAACCTTGACAAAAGCTCCTGTAGCAACTGCGCGGGAAGAGGGTTTCTCATCATTCAGCACACGTCCCCTGACGGATACGTCGAACCAAACGAAGTTCAAGAGTGTGGTATTTGTAATGGTACAGGAGAATATCAATCAGATCCGGCCGGAAACCCGGATCTTAGTTCTTAATGCTTCCTACGAACCGCTTCATATAACAGGCTGGAGGAGAGCAATTGTTTTATTGCTTAAGGAAAAAGCTGTTTTTATATCAGCAAAAGTAATCAGGTTAGTAGAGTTTGTTCGTATTCCGTTCTCTAAAGTAAGTAAAATGCGGCCGGGGAGGGGGCTTATATACAAGCGCGATAGGCATAAGTGCCAATATTGTGGAGCTACACGAAAATTAACTATTGACCATGTAATTCCTCGGTGTAAAGGCGGGGACGATAGCTGGGAAAATCTTGTTGTAGCCTGCTCTTCTTGCAATACTAAAAAAGGAGATAAGTTACTCAGCCAGTTGGGAATTAGTTTGGCTCGAAGGCCTTGTGCTCCTTCTAACAAGTTTATTTTTGAGCTGTGGGACTCTTCTGACGAGGAGTGGCAACAATACAATTTTGTTTAAAGTGCGAGTGATGGGAACTATTATCCTGGCCCGTAAACTGTTTCTAAATACCGCAGGATTTATTAATGGCACAGTTTTATTTTAGTTTCGGAAAAAAACCAGAGACAGAAAAACAAACAATTATCCAAGCCGCTATTCTTTGGAGTACTTTAGAACCTTTAATTGGCTGGGTACTACAACTCTTCAATACCAAGATCTTACCTGAAGTAAAACCTGAGACTCTAAAAATTATTTTTGACGAGTTGGATATATTTTGGCTGAGAAATGCTACCTTTAAGCACTATGAAGATAACCAGGTAAGAATTATTATTGCGATGATGGTTCGGGCCGCTGAAAACAAAGAGTTTACTCGGCAAGAACTTCTATCCATAGTGGATTACATTCAGCGTAAGTGGGTGCCACAAGAAGCTCTTAAGAAAATATTTACTCAGACCGATGAGGTTATAGAGGCGAGAGTTGTAGCTACAATAGACGAAGCTATTGAGCTATATGAAAAAAAGTATGAAGAGCAGCCTCTCACCCCGGAAGAATTTGTGGCCAGTACTGCTCAGATTATTTATCACAAGCCGGATGGAAGTATGGCGCAAGACCTGCTAGGTGGTGAACTTCAAATCAAGAATAAACTATTTTATTAGAGTGACCAAATAGGCTTCATGCAGTCTTTAGTAACAATATTATTTTGCCGAAGAATCTTATAGGATCCGTCGGGTTTGACTTCTGGGTCTATCCAGGTTCTATTGCCATCTAGGGCCTGGGCGATCTCCTCGACCCAATCCCCAGCTGTGCACGCAGGGACATTTTGGCATATTACGTTGCTGTTTTTGGTGGGGATATGAACCTTTTCTGCATAGTCGGCAGGAAATCCCATGAGTGCTAAGCCTTCGGCCACTGTTAGCCACCTATCCTCGTAGGGATGTTGGAGCATTGGCAAACTTTTCCACATCAGCGCCTGAGTTTTTACCCAAGCAAGTTTCATACTCCCGTCCATAATATTCAGCCCTCTACGTTTTTTATCTAAAGTGTAGTTGAGCCAGCGATTAACCTTCTCTTCTTTGATAACACGGGCAGCCTCTTCAAGCCATCCAGAGTCATAGATAACATTCCAAACACTAACCATGCGGGTAGAAGCTACTGCCTTCAGAATGTCTTGCTTAGTAGAGCCCCGGTACTTTTCTTGAATAAACTGCCACAGGGGGTCAGTGGAAGGCGCCGGTTTGTTGCTAACGGGATCAGATGGGGCAAACTCTCCGTCCCTTAAGAGCTGGTGAAATGGCACGTGGGGCCTTTTAATAGGCTCGAGGACAGGGACTTTATCACCCTTCCACAGGAAGAAAAATGAACGAGTTCGTTCTTGGGGGATTCCATGGTTTAGCGATGTGGTCTTTACCAGGCTCATCGTATACCCATGGCGCTGGGCCAAGTCGTTGATTCGCTCGGCGAACACTTCGCCCATCTTTGAGTACAGGGCCGGTGCGTTCTCCACCATCATGGCTTTAGGCTTGATTTTCGTCATAGCGAACTCGGACCCGTTAAGCATGTGCATATTGCTTGGTGCACTGCATCCACGCGGGTTGTTTACTTTGTCCCCAGATGTAGTATTTCCCATACTCAAACCCGCACATGGAGGAAGACATGTCATAATATCCACATACTGAGAAGGATACTTGCCCTCATCCAGCTCAAAGTAGGGGATATCAGAAAAATACTTCAAACAGTATTGATCGTTAGCACCAAAAGCACTCCCCCATGACGCTATCCATTCTGGAGGCTTGCCCAGCGCCTTAGTCGTTCCTAAAACGCTCCCACCAACAAGAGGAATAACATGACCGTGGGTATAGCTAGGCATACTGTTAAGATTTTTATTATCTACAGAAGCTTTAGACCAAAACCATTCAGTTTAGAGTAAAATAATGGAACCATTACCTACCAAGGAGGCTCTTTGCCAGAAGTAAACTCCCCCACCGTATCTTGGGCAGAAGCTCCGGAGGGTTGGAGCATTGCTCCTGAGTCTTTCTGGGTAGATTTTTCTGAGTCGGAATCGTTCTCCTCAGAACTAGTTCCTGAAGCCATCAAGGCCACGGCTAAGCCGGGCACTACATACCGCAACCCAACCACTGGAGTCACGCTCCAGAAGCAACCTTCAGGCCGGTGGAAGAAGATTGGTTCGGAGGTAAAAGATCCTCCCCCTAGAGATCCTAAAGCCCCACCCACCTCCTATCCTGAACGCAAGTCTGACTCCATAACTATTGGCTTTGGTCGCTTCAATCCGCCGACCATAGGCCACCAAAAGCTTATCGAGCACATCGCCAAAGTATCCAAGGAAGGTGGCTCTGACTATAACATATTTGGCTCTCACTCCCAAGACCCTAAGAAAAACCCGCTCACCTCTGGGTCTAAGGCATCTTACCTCAAGGAGATGTTTCCAGATCACTCAGATAACGTCATTTACGATGATAAAGTTAGAACGGTTCTTGACGCGTTAGAAGGGGCGCATAAACGTGGGTATAAGAACGCTAATATCGTGGTAGGATCTGATAGGCTAGAGGAGTTTACAAAAATTGCAAACAAATACAATGGCGAGGGACAAAAGTACAACTTTGACAAGATCAATGTGATCTCTGCTGGGGACCGAGACGAGGACAGCGGGGACGAGGTAAGTGGAATGTCCGCATCAAAGTTACGTAAACTGGCAACTGATGGGGACTTTGATACTTTCTCTGGGGGGATTCCTGATACGCTTTCTACCGAGCGCAAAAAATCACTCTATGATGAACTTCGCACCCAAATGGGGTTTAAAGATTAGTACATACCAGTATAACATGTTTGATATTGAATCCCCTGAGGATTGGGATATAGCCGATAGAGATGAGTGGGTGGCGGACAGGCCTTTCGATGGCGAGGGGGTAATGCCCGCGCTCGAGGGTTATGATGTGGTGGGGTTTAGTGAGAGTGTAGACTTTGCTGTTAAACTTGCTCCTGGTAAGCCCCCTGGAGTTAAGCAGTGGAAAGATATTAAGAACCGCCCAGTAGAACTGGATTCTGGCTCTAGTACATGGAGATTGAGTCAGGCAAAAACTCAGTCTCAGCCTTCGGCCCAAGAGAGGATGGCAAAGGCTTTTGATAAAGAAAAAGCAGAGGGAAACATTCCACAAAAAGCGCTAGATTCATCCAGACAAGAAGAGATTAGTTCCGATAGCGTAAAACAACAGGCTAAAGACCTCACACAGCGCAAACAAGAAAAACTTACGCCAGAACAGGAGCAACGAGAATTTAACAAGAAGGAGTATCTTAAGACCATGGTTGGGGCTATCT